TATATGGGTATGCTAGCAACAGTAATGAACTCCTTAGCATTGCAAGATGCATTAGAGCAAGCTGGCGTAGATACTCGTGTACAAACAGCTATCGAAATGCAAGAAATTGCAGAACCTTATATTCGTCGTCGCGCTATTCGTCACTTAGAGAAAAAACGTATCGTAATTTTCGGTGCTGGTCTAGGTAAACCTTACTTCTCTACCGATACAACAGCTGCATTACGGGCTGCTGAAATCGAAGCTGATGCGATTTTGATGGCGAAGAAATTTGCTGATGGCGTATATGATTCCGATCCTAAGACGAATCCTAATGCCATTAAGTTTGATGAGTTAACATATAACGATATCATCGTATTTAGCATGGACATTCCTGGTAACATTACAAAAGCCGCTAAGGGCGAAGAGATTGGTACCATTGTTCGAGGAGAATAGATAAAAATTAAGAACCCAGTAGACACGCAGTTTACTGGGTTCTTTTCTATTTGATACTTTATAAAATTGTCAAAATCTTTAACGGTAGCTCACCTGTGGCTCACCTTTTTCAAGTTCAACAGGTACTGGTAATTTATTCACTGCATCCACATATTGGGATACTGTCTTATGGGTATAAATAGATTGGGTAATATCCTTAGCAGTAGAGTGGCCCACAATATGCTTAACCAATATCTCAGGTATGTCAGCATTGCTACACATAGTAATAAACGTATGACGGGTATCATGTGGTACGTGTGAACCTAATTGCCATTCTTCACATGCTCTAGTAAACTCATCACGATAACGATGTTTAGCCCAACCCGTCACGAGCTTTTCTGAACGTTTGAATTTAGCAGTTGTATATAGCTCTTCAATAAATGGGTAAATACATTCGGCAATAGGTATAGCACGATCACGTCCGGCATCCGTTTTAGAACCACCAATCATATATCGGTCTTTTAAATGTACATTTTCAGTCTGAAGTGCGAATAGCTCGGAAATTCTTAAACCAGTGTAAATAAAGATTAATAAAAACCGTGCTATTTGCTCGTTTTGATATTGCCATAGAGCGTTTATATTAGGCAATGTGAAAACGTTCGCCTTGCGTGTTTCTCGTGCATTTTTTGAGATTATAATGTCATTCATATAATTTTTAGTAATGATTTCATGCTTAATGGCCACATTCATGACTCTAATGAGTATAGACTTTGTATTCTTTTGGTATGAATAGGTGAAATCATTATCGTCAAAAAATGACTGTACATGTATGGCACGTATGGTACTGACATCTAATTGAAGTAAGTGAGTAAAATGTCTACGTGCAATATCAATACTTTGGATACGTCCTTTAGATAGCCCCTGGCGCTCAGACTCTTCTAATGTCCATTCAAAGACCTGGCCAAAAGTAGTTATCTTACGTTCTTCAAATGCATCCGGATTAGTAGCATAAGTAGAGAGTGCTTGATAGGCTTCGCTCTGAGTGGCAAATGTACCTAATGATTTCTTAATAGGCTTACCATCTTCAGTCCATCCGATCGTGATTACTGCACGGTATGGCTTGCGTAATTTCTTATGTTTTAATTTATATACGGTACCCGAACCGTTGGCTCGTTTCATGGCCATAATTATATACCTCCTATAATACCCCTATCGTGTGATAGGGGTATTATTTTATTTAGATAGTTTATTTACATCTAAGTTATTATCAACAATATCTCCGAGTTTATAAAGGGTTAGCGCAGTCTTTAACTGTTCAACTTCTTCAGAGGATAGGGCGTAGTCCTTATAATATTGCGGCCCTCGATATCTGATGATTGGATTATCACCTTGCGTTAAGATGCGCAATCCTTCCTCTATTTCTGGGATTGTTAGCAAGGCATACTCATAGGTTCCGGAATCATCTAATCTGATATTTTTGCCTCCACCGCTTTGCCCCGCAATGACGCCACGCATTGTGTAATCATATTTACCTGCAGAACTGGAGAACGTTAATTTATCCCAAAATATCCAATTTGTAGATATATCTAAAGGGGCGAAAGTAACAAATTTGATAAAAGGTCCTACTAAATGTCCAGAGGAGTCTACAAAAGCAACCCATGATACAGCGTTATTCGGTTGTATCGCTCTTTGGCTAGAACTGTAGAATTTATATTCCCTGTCTACTTGATCATATTCAAAGTTTGTATTGTTTAGAATAGTATATATTTCCTTTTCTGCATCAGCCTTTTTCGTTAACTCGGCTTCCTTGTTCTTTTCTTCCTGCGCTTTGCGAGCTTCTTCTGATGCAGCATAAGCTGCTTGATTAGATGTATTTTGATGGTAATCAGTTATTACGTACCCTACCAATACAGCCATAATTACCCCTAAAATAGCTGTTACTAACACTCTTTTGTTCATATCTATTTCTCCCTGTTTATATAACTAATTATGAATTCATTTCTTTCTCTACGTATTCTTTAAACTGCAACTCTATATCTGCATCATAATACTGATTAATAATGAAATCTTTAAGGTTAATTAGCTTAAGTTCACCAGTGAACTTAATGATTGCAGCCAGTTTAATTAACTCACCCTTATTGTCAGACTTTAAACATTCTATCAAAGCTTTTGATAATATTTCAGTAGCAAATTTTTTGGCATGTAAATTAGCATCTCCTATGGCTTCGTGGCTTGTTGCTATCTGTACAAGTGCATCTATGGCAATTTTTGCTTTTTTAGTATTGAATAAATCTATAATATCTTGGCTTTCAATTAAATGTGATTTAGGAACGCCAAAATAGTTCGCCATTAATTCAATTTTATCGATACGTGGATACGTTTTCCCTTTCACCCAATCCGTAAATGTCGTGTACTTAAATCCTAAATCTGCACAGATTTTATTTCTATCTATTCCGCGGTTATTCATTAGGCGCTGAATATTCTCAGCCATAATTGCCTTGTTTCCCAATTCACTCATTATTTAAACCTCTCTGTTTCTCTCATATAAAATGGTATTGCTATACCTATATATTACGTTATTTCCGTAATAAAATCAATATTTTACGTAATTTTTACAATTATTTAAGTTTGGTTTATGGACATTACGGATAAACCGTAGTAGAATGATGACTGTAAACAAGATGTGAGCATCGAGAAAGGAGGTAGCTTATGAAGTATACATTAAAGATGTTAAGGGCTTCAAAAAACTGGTCTCAACTTAAGGCATCTGAAGCGGTTGGAGTGTCTGTTGATACTTGGGGGAATTGGGAGCGCAAACGCTCTTACCCTGATGTTCCTCACATTAAAAAGATACAAGAAGTATTTGGAGTAGCATATGACGACATTATTTTTTTATAGTTGATTACGGTTAAACCGTTACGGAAGGCAGACAGATGAAACAGAAAGAATTTGTAGTAAGAATGTTCGGCGATGCAATCTCCGAGCGAATGAAAGAACTGAAAATGACAAAAACGGATTTGGCCCGTGCTGCTGAAATCTCACTACCGACTTTGCAACGTGCACTAGAAGGTAGATCAGTCCGAATGGATACTGTGGTAGCGATTTGTTATGCACTCGAAGTTAACAACGATAGAGATTTCTGGGAGACGGATTATTACAAGCCTGCGCTTGACCGCATATAGGTGAACAGATGCAAAAAGATTACTTACAAGTGGTTGCCCGTTTATGTTTATTGTTAATCACAATCGGGCTGATAACAGGAGTTTGCTTATTTCTCATTATGGTAACGGTAATCGCCGCTACAGTGTGGTAAAGGAGTACTTACTATGATCACAAAAACAATTGCTGTGAGCCAAATGGCCACAGTCCTCGGGTGGACATTAACTGCAGTCCGGGAATGCATTGCCCGAGACAAGTTCAAGTTCGCTCAATGCTGGAAGACCGAAGGAAAAAAGGGCAGAACCTTTTCCATAGATAAGGACGGTTTTAGACACTACTTATCTAATACACTGGGATGGTCCGACAGCAAAATCGACAAAGAGTTCAAGGAGGCACACATCGTATGAGTAAAATCGTGATTTACGCAATCAGAGTTATAGCAGCATTACTAGTTGTAGGTACTGTAGGCTCTATTGAAATAGACCGCATTGATATGTGGACTGGGTTCTGCCAAGCAATGCTAGGCATTACGCTTTGGGTACTCACTGGATACTGGATTGAGGGACAATATGGCAAAAGATAAATTCTGCAAAGTATGCAATAAGAAAATCAAAAACCCATATACGAATTGGTCTTACTTAACTGGTGAGCCACGTATCGTGTGTGATAACTGTAAGGAAATACATCCAATCGTTAATCGATTCCGGATGCAGGCCAAGTTAACTCTCAAGCATGGATAAGGAGGTGATTAAATTGCGAGACTGTACAACGTGCCCTGATAAAGATTACTGCATTCCTGATGAATGCTTGGGCGCAAAAAAAATGCCCTCACGCACGGCAATGCGTAAAGGGCACATAGAAAAATATCCATTTAAAGTATATCACATCGATAAACCGAAAGGAAACAGAACAATGATCGAGTTAAAAATTACAGTAGACAAAGCAGTTGAATTAGAACAAGAAGTGAAAGACCTATACCAATCTATTGTAGGTACGCCTGTTAAAGAAGTCGAAAACTGGACAACTAATGATGTTAAGCCTGCTAAGAAGGAAACTCCAAAAGCCGCGCCGGTTAAAGAAGAAGCACCTGCTCCTAAGGACGAAGAACCAGTCCCAACTGTGGAACCTGAAAAAGCAGTAGAAGTCCCTAGCCTTGAAGCAACTCGTGAAGCAGTAAAAGACGTAATGGCAAAAGCTACTGATAAAACGAAAGCTAAAGGCGAATTCAAAGCCTTCTTAGATAGCATCGGCGCTGAAAAGGTAACATCTGCTACCGATGAACAACGTATTCAAATTATGGAGTGGGTGAATAGCCGTGGCTAAGAAACACGCCTTACTAGGTGCATCCAGTAGTGCCAGGTGGCTAGTATGTACTCCTTCAGCAAGACTCGAAGCGATGTTTCCTGATGAACAATCTCCGTATGCTGCGGAAGGAACTGTAGCACACGACCTGGCGGAAGCAATCCTCCGGCATAAGCTTGAAGGCAAAAAAGCCCCTAAGCTAGATGACTACTCTACTGAAATGGTAGAAGCGGTTAATCGGTATGTCGATATTTGCGAAGAAAAGGTAAACGAAGCTCGTGCTCGTTCCTCTGATGCGGAAGCCATGATTGAAGCACGGCTCGACTTCTCTAGATGGGTACCAGAGGGATTTGGTACCGGCGACATGGTCATCGTAGCGGATGGCATCCTGGAAGTGATTGACCTGAAATATGGCAAAGGCGTTCCTGTTAGTGCTGTTGAAAACACACAAATGCGACTCTACGCATTAGGTGCCTACGATGTAAACGAGTTCTTATACGACATTAAAACAGTTCGTATGACGATCGTTCAGCCAAGACTGGATAGTGTATCTACCGATGAAATGGCGCTCGAAGAATTGCTAGATTGGGGCGAAGATATCAAACCAATCGCACAACGTGCCTGGGATGGTATTGGCGAATGTACACCTTGCGATTACTGTAACTTCTGTAAAGCACGGCACACCTGCCGAGCATTAGCAGATACTTGCCTTGTTACGTTCTATAAGAATGGAGGCAAGCTCAATCAATTACTCACTGACCGTGAAGTATCTGACATCTTAGGGATGAAAGATTTAATCACAAAGTGGATTAAAGGTGTTTACGACTTTGCATATGAGAAGGCATTATCGGGTGAAAAGCAATGGCCTGGATATAAATTAGTGGAAGGTACATCAAGACGTACAATTACGGATCCAGACGCTGCTGCTAAAACATTGCTTGATAACGGCTACAAGGAAGAAGACATATTCAAGCCTCGAGAACTCGAAGGTATCACAAATCTACAAAAGGTTCTTGGTAAAAAAGGCGTTGCCGAATACCTAGAAGCGTATATCGACAAGCCTGAAGGCAAGCCTGCGTTAGTCCCTGAGTCGGATAAACGACCAGCGATTAACACTGTAGAAACAATGGCTAATGAATTTACAGACGAGGTGTAACATGCGCGTCGTGACTGTAAAAGCAATTGCCAAAGATCTTCATGAGCGAGGGCACTACCTCGATGAGCTCTACCAAATTACTATTGCATATGCTACTAGCTTGCACACTCGCTACTGCGTAGTTGACGCAAGGTGCGATGCAATAGAACTTCGATATCAAACAGAAGAAGAGTTGGGCCCATATGAGTATCCCTGGTTAGAGGATGATGAGTGGAACCGGCTTGATGATGAACGTTCTGATATCGAAGATGAATTAGAAGAATTATTTAATACAGTAATAGGGTTCGAATATGACTGTAACCCATTTAAGAAATAAGGAGACCGTAACAATGGCTAAATTAACAACTGGTATCGTAAGACTTTCCTATGCAAACATCGCTCAACCTCGTAAAAACGACGACGGCAAAGCAAAATATAGCTCCCAAATCATTATCGATAAAACAGATAAGAAAACAATCAAAGCATTTGAACGTGCGATTGAAGAACTTAAGGCTGATCCAAAAGCAGTAGCTAAGGTAGAAGGTAAAGCAGCGTACCTTAAATTGAATTTACGTGATGGTGATACAGATGAAGCAGTAGCTGACCAACCTGAAACATACGCTGGTAAATTCTTCATCAATGCGAATAGCGATAAACAACCGATTGTGTTCAATCGGGACAAAATCAAGATGGACCAGTTCGACATTGAAGAAGAAATCTACTCCGGCGTGTATGCGCAGGTAGCGCTTTCTGTGTTCGCTTACAACTTCAACGGTAAGAAAGGTGTAGGCTTTGGTCTAAATGGTGTTCGTAAAGTTAAAGATGGTGACCGCCTAGGTGGTGTTCATGTATCTGCTAATGACTTCGGCGATGACGATTTAGGCGATATGGACGATGACGATCTAATCTAAGGAGGCAAATATGGAGCTGAGTATTGATGTGGAAACGTATTCTGATTGCCCTATTAAATATGGGGCCCAGCGATACGTTGATGATACAACATTTGAAATACTGCTCTTTGCCTACAGCTTCGATGATGAACCGGTCGAAGTAATTGATATGACAAAGGATCCACTACCCGGGAGGGTGGTGGACGCTTTGTATAACAAGGAAATTACAAAGACCGCATTCAACGCAGCATTCGAAATGCTGTGCCTAAAAAAGTACTTCCCTGATGCGGATTACACGAACTGGGAATGTACCTCTGTACTAGCGTTATACTGCAGTTTACCTGCAAGCCTCGACAATGTGTCTAAGGCTTTGAAATTAGGAGAAGCCAAAGACTCAAGAGGTAAACGCCTAATTCAGTTCTTCTCTGTACCACGAAAACCAACTAAAACGAATCCTAAGACACGGAATATGCCAGAGGATGCGCCTGAGAAATGGGCGGAATACATTGAGTACAACCGCCAGGACGTGGTAGTAGAAAAGGCAATTCGTAAACGCTTACTTTCGCTGAAACCACCGGCTATCGAGCACGAGTACTGGTTACTCGACCAAGATATCAACTGGCGAGGCGTGAAAGTAGATATGGAGCTCGTCGATGCAGCGCTTGCTTGTAACGACGAAATCGTGGAAGAGGCTACCGAGTCATCCAAGATATTAACGGGATTAGAGAATCCGAACAGTACGATGCAACTTAAAGAGTGGCTGACGGCAAGACTAGGATATGATCTAGAAACAATGAGAAAAGACGATGTATCAAACCTCTTATCGCAGGATATCCCCTCTGATGTACGCAAGGTACTACAAAATAGACAGGTACTCGGTAACTCCTCCATCAAAAAATACTTGGCCATGAAAAACGCTGTATGTTCAGATGGTCGCATCCATGGCATGCTTCAGTTTTACGGAGCTATGCGTAGTGGGCGATGGGCGGGACGTGTAGTACAACTACAGAACCTACCTCGTAACTACCTAGAAGATTTAGACACCGCTCGGGAAGTCCTTAAAAGTAGAGACGTAGAAATGCTAGACCTACTATACGGAAACCCTGGCGACGTGATTAAGCAACTAATCCGTACTGCTCTTGTAGCAGAGGATGGGCACCGATTTATTGTAGCCGACTTTAGCGCTATTGAAGCCCGTGTTATCGCCTGGCTTGCTCACGAGCAGTGGCGCCAAGATGTATTCGCTCAAGGCGGAGACATCTATTGCGCTTCCGCATCAAGCATGTTCCACGTACCAGTTGAGAAGCACGGTGTTAATGGACACCTTCGCCAAAAAGGTAAGGTAGCTGAATTAGCGCTAGGGTATGGCGGCGGTGTAGGAGCCATGAAAGCGATGGACACTAAAGGTGAGATTCCGGAAAGCGAACTCCCTGGAATCATCGAAGCGTGGCGACAAGCTAGCCCGCGAATTACGAGATTTTGGAAAGATGCAGACAGCGCAGCAAAGCAAGTCGTGAAAACAGGAGAACCAGTACGAATCAGACAAGGCAATATTAAATTCTTTAAATCGAAAGGCTTCCTGTTCATCGAATTACCGTCCGGTCGAAGACTTGCCTACGCAAGACCTAGACTCGGGCTTAACAGATTCGGTAGTGAATCGATTGAGTATGACGGAATGGATCAGGTTAAGAATACATGGGGCAGGGTTGAAACCTATGGCGGAAAGTTAGTCGAAAACATTGTACAGGCAGTGGCAAGAGATTGCTTAGCAGCCGCAATGCTCAGACTGGCCAAAGCCGGTTACAAAATTGTAGCCCACATCCACGACGAAGTGGTTATCGAAGCGCCAATAGGCGAAGGCAGTTTAGAAGAAGTTATAGATATTATGTGTGAGCCCGAGTCCTGGAACGAGGGCCTTATATTAAATGCAGCGGGGTTTGAAAACCCTTACTATATGAAGGATTAGGAGGATAATTCTTATGACACTTTCAAAACAACAAATTCAACAACAACGCGAAGCTATTGACGGTTTATATGAACTCGTAAAAGATGCGCCAGCTAGTGAACGTAAAGACTCCGCTATGGCGTATTGTGAAGGCTGTATCGCTGCTTGTGATTTAGGTCTTAAAGTACTCAATGGTAAAAAGACCGAATCACCTAAGACTGAAGAGCCTGAAGTTGAAGCTACTCCGGCGGTAGAAGCTACGGCTAATACTGAAGAGAAACCTAAACGTAAACGTACTACCAAAAAGAAAGAAGAACCTGTAGTGGAAGCTCCAGTAGTTGAGGAAACTCCTGAAGAAGATGATTTAGACGATTTGTTATAAGAGAAAGGATAGCGCCTTATGAAGGTCTTATTCAATCTACAAGTACAAAGGCTGTACGACCTAGTGCGGCGCAAACAAGTGAACACTTGGGCACCTGCTATACACTACCATGTGGATTGCGGCCAATCATTTGCCTGCTTGTGGCCATCAGTATCTTCTGGGATGGGCAAAATAGTAGACCCTTATATATCAACTGAGTTCTATTGCCCACAATGTGGAGAATTAATCCGTACTAGAGGCGTCGATGGTGATTGTGTAGCCGATGCCTCCGGTAACGATAATGTTCCTTTAGATATAGAACTATCGGTTATTGATCGGGGGACAATCCTTGATGTTAAATTTGACTATCACACAGTATATGTCGATAACGATACACAATCTATCTACCCTGGATACAAGCCTCATCTTATCGATATATTACGCTTTGATTTTAGGCAAGGAAAGGTATTTTTAGTTCAAAAGAAACGTACTCGCGCTGATATAGTATCGGAAATTGAACCTAATATATCTATCTTCTACTCTAAATCGCTGCCCTTGCATTGGCTAGTAGCAACTCCTAATTGTCGATTGTCTCAGTATCAAAAAGAGCTGCAGACTTTTGCTAAAGTGCTAAAACAAGCTTACTTCGCTAAGTTATCAAAACGAGTTGGGTATCAAGTTAAACCAATCAGACAAGGTGTACTACTATCGTCCAAATACGGCGCGCTCGATAACTTACTCCATAATCTAGTGTGGAAAATGCACGCGCCGGATGCGCCTGCATTAAATGACAAGTTAGTTAGAGACCACGATAGCTACTTCAGACCTTTCGGGGCTAAGTTAACAAGTACCTCAGCTATTACTGAGTTAACTAGTGCCGGCGTACCGTTTATCAAAGCTCTTATTCAGCTTTATAAAGTACCGGATAAGCGCTGGGTTCGGAAATTATTAACTATCCGTCCTTTCTTCTATATCAAGGTGATCCAAACTGCTAGCAAAATATTCAAAAGCATGGATTATCAGAAAGCATTCACGGACCTTGTGGCAGAGGAAGGTGGAAAAACCAGGTATATCCAATCTTGGCCTATATGGAATGATGAGCAGGCCTTGCTTACTGTTACCACTTTTCTTAAGCTTATGCGTCACCAATACGGTGAACGTCGAGTTCTATTATTCTTAAAAAATGCTGACTCCTATTCGGAAGTAAAAGATACTGCAGATATGTATAACCGATTATCAAGAGCTAGGAAAAAGGAGATTTGGGCTAGACGTATTCAAATTAAGGATCTACATGATGAGATTGTGTGTATATCCGAATTTGAAAAAGCAGAAAATGTTCCAGTACAACGTAGCATGCTCCATAGCAAGTTAATAGACTCCGTTGGTGGTCTAGATTTTGCTGTGGTTAAAACAACACACGATATAATTCGACTAGGCGTCCAACTCAATAACTGCGTAGGTACCTATGTAGAAAAAGTTAAAGAGCAAAAATGTGCTATTGTCGGTGTGTTTGAAAACAGTCGTCCAGTAGCGTGTATTGAGGTAAATCCTACTGATAACTCTGAAGCATTTACAGTAATACACCAGGCTAAGCTAAAAAACAACAGAGATGTACGAGATAATCACAACATTAATTATGCTGTATGCCAATGGGTTAAAAAGCATAGATTACAAGTACCTAAATATTTAGGGGACATCCACTTTGCGAAGGGAGGAGCGATGTAATATGGATACAAATATCATCATAGCTACGGGCAGAAGTCGCTCCGCCCGTAGCTGGAAGTCTCAGAAAATGACTTGGAGTGCTTTGGCCAACAAATTGGCTGAGCCTACTGTAACGAATGAAACGGCTGCTGAATACGCCAAAATGTCTAAAGCTGATAAAGGTCAGAAGAAAGACGTCGGCGGTTTTGTAGGTGGCTATATTCCTAAAAATGGTAGACGGGTAAGAGGCTCTGTTAAAGAGAGGTACTTAATCACGCTTGATGCGGATAATCCTAGTGAGGACTTTCTATTAGACCTCGACATGGAATTAGGCGGAATGGAGTATGTACTCTACAGTACACACAGTCACACGGACGCTAATCCTCGTTATCGCGTAATTATCCCTGTGGATAGAGCGATGAAGCCTGATGAGTATCAAGCAGTCTCGAGACGAATTGCTGATAACATTGGCATTGAGTTCTTTGACCCGTCAACACACCAGGCTGAACGTCTGATGTATTGGCCGAGCCATCCTAAGGATGTCGAGTATGTATATCAACGAGGTGAAGGCAACCTGGTATCTGTTGATCAGTGTCTAAGCACATATCGTGACTGGCGTGATACGAGTCTTTGGCCAACATCGGAAAAGGAATCACAAATTCGCCTTGATGCGGCCAAGAAACAAGGCAACCCATTAGAGAAAAAGGGTTTACTTGGCGCCTTTTGTAGGTGCTATAGTATCACGGAAGCGATAGAAAAGTTCCTTCCTGGCGTGTATGAGCCGACACAAGTTGAGGGCCGTTACACATATACGGAAGGCAGCTCAGTCGGCGGTTTAGTTATTTACGATAACGACACCTTCGCTTATTCGAACCATGCGACCGACCCTATCAGCGGTAAACTTGTTAATGCATTTGACCTGGTTCGCATTCACCTATTCGGCGCCAAAGATATTGGCGAAGACCCTGCGACTGCAGTTACTAAACTACCGAGTTATAAAACCATGATAGACTTCGTCAACGAAGACGGCGCAGCACCAATCCTGCTCGATAAGGAACGTATGGCGGATATGGAGTTTGAAGATATCACTGAGGACGACGAAGACTTTTTATCAAAGCTAAAACGCGATAAAAACGGTACGCCTGAATCTGATGTGTTCAACTGTTTGGTAGTACTTAAACATGACCCTGCATTAAAAGGTAAAATCCGTCTCGATGAATTCGCGCATCGGTTAGTCGTGATTGACGATCTTCCGTGGCGAGGTAAGGATGAAACCCCTTACTGGACCGATACGGATGATGCGTGCTTGCGTAATTACTTTGCTACAAAATACCTGATCAAAGGTAAAGGCATCATCGATGATGCGCTCCAGGAAGTGACGCAAGATAATAAATTCCATCCTGTGCGCCAGTACTTAACTGGTTTAACTTGGGACGGTGAATGTAGAGTCGATACTCTATTTATCGATTACATCGGCGCTGAAGATACCGATTACATTCGAGCAGTTACTCGGAAGTGGATGTGCGGTGCTATCGCACGAGCAATGGAACCTGGCGTTAAGTTCGATACAGCTATTGTATTATATGGCTCTCAAGGTTTAGGTAAGTCCATTATCTTGGAGCGGTTAGGCCGTAAATGGTTTAACAATTCTTTAGTTGATATCAAATCCAAAGACGCTCTTGAACAAATCCAGGGCTCATGGATCAATGAGCTTGCGGAACTCGCACCTACGTATAAGAACGATAATGAAATTGTTAAGGCTTTTATCAGCCGTACCTCCGACCGGTTCCGTTCTCCATACGGACGGCGCACCGAAGAGTACCCTCGCCAGTGTGTATTCGCTGGCTCCACTAATAATCTTATGTTCTTAAAAGACCGCACCGGTAACCGCCGATTCTGGCCAATCACTGGTGATAAGGACCGCAAGACTAAGAACGCCTGGGAGTTGTCAAAGGACGAAATTGACCAATTATGGGCGGAAGCGTTCACGTATTGGGCAGAAGGTGAACCTCTTTTATTAGAGGGCGAACTTGAAGAAGAAGCTCTTAGAATCCAATTATCCCACACAGAAGGTGGTGAACTTGTAGGACTCATTGAGGAATACCTAGAGATGGAACTACCTGAAGATTGGGAGTCTAAAGACATCTACGATCGCAGGGAGTATATCCGGAATTATGGCGACGACGATTATTGTGGTTCAGTGCAGCGGGAGCGGGTTTGTGCCCTTGAGATATGGTGTGAAGTGATGGAGGGTGACAGGAAGAACCTGCAGAACGCAAAAGCAAGAGAAATCATTGACATTTTGCAAGCTATTAAAGGGTGGAGTCCTTATACAAAAGGAACAGGTAAAGCCCGGTTCGGTAAGCTTTACGGTCCACAGAGAGCGTTTGTCAGGGATGGAACTGGACTTCTTGACATCTATAAAAAGAATCACAAGAAGTAGGTGTGTCCAATTATTTGAGGTGTGTCCAATTATTTAATAGGCACGAATGTTCGTAAAAATAATTATTCATGCCTATACATCGATGATTTTTGATATAAGCTAGTAATTGGACACACCACACACGTCTGGACACACTAATCGGACACGGACTAAAAGCAGATAACTGCTAATCTAAATAGTAATATGTATCTAGTGTGTCCAATTATTTATATAAAAATAAAAAAATAAATATATGAATAATTGGGCGTATATATATAAGCGTAAAAAACGCAAATACGCGTATATATATATGTTGGAAAAAAATTGGGCACTTCGGACACACCCCCCTCATAAACCCAGTATTGGTGTGGGTTCATAGGCGTGTCCGAAGGTGTGTCCGAGCATTTATTGAGAACGAGGTGAGAACGATAGAAAAAGATATCGAACGTTGGTTAGGAAATCAACTCAAAAAACTGGGATGCATATATATGAAATTCGTGTCACCTGGAAATGACGGTGTACCGGATCGGATTGTAGTACTCCCTGGAGGCAGTGTTATCTTCATTGAGTTAAAAGCTACAACAGGAAAGCTAATGGCTAACCAACGAGTACAGATTTCTAGGCTGCGTAAGCAAGGTGCCATAGTATTTGTCCTAACTGGTAAGCTAGACGCTAAGTTATTTTTAGACGATATAGAAAGGGTAATTCATGGACTTTCATCCACACGAGTACCAAGAGATTGCTATTCAGCGGATAATTGACCATTCGCACTACGGGCTGTTACTTGATATGGGCCTAGGGAAGACAATATCTACGTTAATTGCGATAGAGAAGCTTATGTATGATAGCTTCACTATTAAAAAAGTGTTACTCATCGCACCTAAGAAAGTAGCAGAATCTACCTGGGCGCAAGAAACACAAAAATGGAGTGCTACAAGATGTTTAACTGTGGCTAAGGTGTTAGGTTCCGAAAAAGAACGCATACACGCACTTAATAGTGAGTCTGACATTTATGTGATAAATCGTGAGAATGTGCAGTGGTTATATGATTACTATTTCGGAAAACCGAAAAAGAAGTTCCCTTTTGACATGTTGGTGATCGATGAAAGTTCTTCTTTTAAGAACCCACAGGCTAAGCGGTTTAAGGCTATGCGTAAAATGAGACCTCTCTTTAAACGCATTGTCATTCTAACAGGCACGCCAGCACCGAATACCTTAATGGATATTTGGGCGCAGATGTACTTACTAGATGGCGGTGACCGATTAGGTAAAACGCTTACCGAGTTCCGATGCCGTTACTTTACACCGGACAAAACAAACGGGCACGTCGTGTATAGCTATCGTTTATTGCCAAATGCAGATACTGCGATATTTGGTAAAATCCAAGACGTTTGTATGAGCTTAAAAGCTAAGGACTATCTTAAACTACCAGAGCGCATTGAAAACGTAATTACTGTAGAAATGAGTCCTAAAGAATGGGCGCTGTACAAAGAAATGGAACGTGAGCACGTGCTAAGTATCGTAGATGATGACGACATAAGCGCCTTAAATGCAGCATCCCTAGCCGGCAAGTTATTACAACTGGCCAATGGTTCTATCTATAATGACGAGGGAAACATCGTAGTTGTACACAACGAGAAAGTAGAGAGGTTAAAGGAATTAGTAGAAACAAATGAAGGGAAACCGATGTTAGTGTTCTACAACTTCAAACATGATCTTCAAGCGATTAAAGAAGCATTCCCGAAAGCCGTCGAGTTAAAGACCGATGATGATGTAGCTGAGTGGAACAAAGGCAAGATTCAAATGTTACTGGCCCATCCCGCATCAGCTGGCTACGGTTTAAACCTACAAGCCGGCGGCAATATCATCGTATGGTATGGGCTAACGTGGAGCCTTGAACAGTATCAACAAGCGAACGCACGACTTCATAGACAAGGACAAACACAGCCTGTGATTATCCACCACCTAGTAACAAAAGGTACGATGGACGAGCAAGTCATGAAAGCGTTAGAACGCAAAGAAGCAGGGCAAGATGCCCTCTTAGAAGCTATTAAATATCGTAAGGAATTGTATAAGGAGTGAGACTATGCAAAAGAAATGTAGACGATGCGGAGATAAGTTTACTGTATCCACTCATGAGGACTACTGCCCTGAGTGCGAAAAAGTAATGACACCGCCTGAAGCAGGTTATAGTAAAGAGATTACTTGTGAAGCCTGTGGAGAAACATTTATCCACAGAAAAGACAAGCCTACTGGTCGTTGGCCTAAATATTGTCCAGAGTGCCTTCCTAAATACTCTAAGGTGCCTAAGATGAAGGAAGAGGAAGACGACAAGAAGTCAAAACTAAAACAGACACTGCAAAAAGAACTCGACGCAGTACAGAAAGAAGACATGGTTAATCATCCGCCACATTACACACAAGGTAAGATTGAGGTTATCGATTTTATCGAAGACCAACAATTCCCGTACCACTTGGGTAATGTTATTAAGTACATCTCACGTGCAGGTCGCAAGGGCGATAAGCTGGAGGACCTAAAAAAAGCGCAGTGGTATCTAGCAAGATATATCGAACTGATTGGCAGTGACGATGCTGCAGTATAGGTGAGCCTATGAATAGATCATGTACTGGGAGTAAGCACCCTGGAGTTAGAAAGCTACAACGATTACTTAATAGCCGTAGGCGGATGAAAGATATCGAGGCGCACTTACAGCGACTAGAAGCCGAGGCACAAGAGGAGCGGTCTAATACTCCAGAGCAGCAACTAAATCTAAAAACAGCGCAGAACGATTTGGCAGAAGAATTCCGCACCTTATCTAAGGAGCGATACGAACTATGGACGCTTATCTGTAAGATTCCTAATGACGTCGAACGCACATTCCTGGAGAACAGATACTACTTTGGGATGAGTATGAAAGAGGTCATTGAGAGTATGCGCTACAGTGAAGCACGAATATATGCAATCCAAAGGAACGCCGTTAAAAGCTTTTGTCAAGTTTTTTCTAAAAATAAATAAAGACGATATGCAATTAGAGGTGGGTTCTATGATAATCTACAAGCGTGGTAAGGGGGATAACCAGGGAAAGTCCTCCGGAGCCATAAGCTGTAGGGTACGTTCATAGTGAATACCTTCCTCCACAAGCGATAAGCAGAAGGAATCATTAAGGACTACGACACAACCACGTAGTCCTTTTTGGTTACTTCATCAGATTTTATCGATATAGCATTAAATGAGAATGAATGATAAAAGGTACTCCCTAGCGATAAAACCAGCGGTGGTCGGCTCCGCGCGATATTTGTCTCTGTGTAGGAGAATTTTAACGGTTGAAAGTTTATTTCCAAAGGACAGAAAGGAGAGGACGTGATGGCGAGTGAAAAACCACGTGTGAAATTTAATAAAGCTGGTGATTTGCTAGTATCTAGTGCGCAATTATGCGACCTTCTTCGAGTAACTCCTGAGATTATTTCGAGACACCACAAATCGGGCATGCCTAAAGCTGCAACCGGTTGGTGGAACCTCCGTGAAGTTCTCGTATATCTTGGCCAAGCCAAGGGGGATAAATCTAAAGACCAATCAGCGGCTACACGAAAGCTGATTGCTGAAGCTGACTACAAAGAGTCTCGAGCTGCTCGTGAAAAGAAATTACTCGACGTGTTAAACGGTGAGTACGTATCTCGTGCAGACGTAGCGAAAGAATGGTCTGCTCGTATCTTAGAATTAAAGTCCTCTCTCATCAAACTTGGTAAACGAGTAGGGAGTGAGTTCACTGATCCAGAAGAACGAGCGACGGTGGAAAGGGTGGTGAGCGAAGTTGCCGAAGACTACCTCGAAAGTTACTCGCGCAAAGGCGAGTACACGCCGGAAGTCAAAACCGGTAAAAGCAGAGCCAAGAGTTAATTGGTTCCAGGAAGAGCTCGATGCTTTTAAACCACCGGTACGATACACCGTATCAGAATGGGCTGACAATTTCAGGGTATTAACAAATATATCCGCAGAGCCAGGTAGGTGGAGAACGAATCGAACTCCATATCTAAAAGAGCCTATGGACAAATTCACAGACCCTCTGATTGAACAGATTGTACTGTGCTTTGGGGCGCAAATCGGTAAAACTGAAGCAGAGCTCAACATGATAGGGTATGCATTAGACCAAACACAATCACCAGTTATGATGGTGTACCCAACAGACACTATCGCTAAATTTGCTAGCGATAAAAGAGTACAACCTATGATTAAATCGGTTAAATCTATTAGTGATAATTTTGACGAGAATAGTAAACTGCTTGAATTGGATTTCAACAACGGCAATTATATGGTACTGGTTGGGGCGAACTCACCTAGTAGCTTATCAAGCCGGTCAATCAAGTATCTATTCTTTGATGAAATAGACAAATACCCCGCCTTTTCAGGTAAGGAAGCGGATCCAATAAAACTTGCAAAGGAACGTACTAAAACGTTCGTGGACAAGAAAATAGTAATGGTATCCACGCCTACCGTTGAGTCGGGTAATATTTGGCAGGCGCTCATGAATGCGAATGAGCGTAGGCAGTATTACGTGCCATGTCCACATTGCGGAGTGTCGCAGACCCTCAAGTTCAAGCAGATAAAATGGCCAGACGAACACAACGATAATGCGGACATGATACGTGATACAGCGTATTATGAATGTGAACATTGCGGCGGACACATCCACGATAAGCACAAAATGGAAATGTTAAGACATGGAACATGGGAAGCGGTAAATGCATCGCAAAGCAAAGTCCGCTCAATTTCGTATCACTTATCGTCGATATATTCGCCGTGGGTCACGTTCGGAGACGTTGCGTACGAGTTTAAGACTTCCAAAGGTACACCTGCCTCGTTAATGAACTTCATTAATTCATGGCTAGCGGAACCTTGGCGAAGTGCTAAAACTAAGAGTACACAGAATATGCAATTTACGGAATCTACATATCCAAGTGGAATTGTGCCGGATAAAGCAGTATTGCTTATCGCATCCGTAGACGTACAGCTTGACCACTTCTGGTGGGAAGTAAGGGCCTATGCTCCCGGTGTTAAGTCTTACCTAATTGATTATGGGCAGGCAAGCACTTGGGACGATTTAGAGGAAATCATTATTCATCGAGAGTATCCATCGGAGTATGGCGAACCTCGTCAAATAATGAAAGCAGGCATTGACTCCGGCTTCAGGACAGACGAAGTATATCAGTTCTGTTCGAGGTTCCCGGAAGTATGTATCCCTCTTAAAGGCTCGTCAAACCATACTACGATGACAGCACCATACACAATGACTTCATTAGAGAAAGGTGTTGTTGGCGGGTTAAAGCTATACGTATTGAATACAGATTATTGGAAAGACTTCATATTCGCGAGAATGGTAAGACCGATAAACGAAGATGGCACGATCCATTTATACAAAGATTGTCCGCAAGAGTACTCAGACCATCTAAGGTCAGAGGAAAAGCAGGAACATCGAAATGTAAAAACAGGGGCAGTAACAGTACAGTGGAAACCACTTACTAGCCATCCTGTTAACCATTTACTTGATACATGTACTTACAACGCAGCAGTAGCAGATATTGCCGGCGTTAAATATTTAATGGAGCCAGAACCTTATGAGGAATCCGAAGAAGTCCAAACATACGAGGACTACAGCGGAGGCATAGGGAATACTGGCCATTGGTTTAGATAGGAGGTGAACCATGAGCGATGTAAATGAACAACTTGAACGTGTGCGCCAAGTCATCGAGGATATCGAAACTAAAGGATATTCCGAGTTACAGATTGGTGGTAAACGATTCAAGACGATTGACTTACCTGTACTTTATGCACGCGAACAAACGCTAATGCAACGAGTACACGAAGAGTCCAACGGGTATCAAGCTGATGCATTCGTGACATGGGGTGGACGATGAACATTATTGATAAAGTAATCGGATGGGTTAGTCCACAACGTGCGTATGAACGCCAAGCTTACCGCGATGCGTTACGTCAATATGATGCGGCATCCATGGATAGGTTAAACAGTGATTGGCAACCAGCGTATGGAACCGCGGAACAACTTGCAACGGGTTCACGTGATATCATACGTGGTCGGGCAAGAGCTGCCGAAATGAACAGTGACTTAGCAGAAGCTGCAGTAATTGCACTGCTACGAAATGTAATCGGTGCGGGGATTGTTCCACAAGCTAAAGTGCGAAACCGCAATGGTAAATTAAACAACGATCTTAATAAGAAAATCGAAAAAGCATGGGCCAAATGGGCGGAACCTGAAAACGCTGACATTAGGGGCATTTCTAATTTCTATGAACTACAAGAAATGGCGCTAAGACGTATGGTGTATGACGGTGAAATTCTGGTTAATAAGACTTCACAAGGCTCGTACTTACCACTATCCATTCAGTTGATAGAGGCTGAGAACATTGGCGCAGTAAGCATCACAAACGGCAAGAATAATATCATCAACGGTGTAGAAGTTACCGAACACGGTAGGCCAGTAGCTTACCACATAAGCCAAACAGACCCAATGGGGCTACGTTCCTTTGACACAGTTCGGTTAACTACTGACCAGGCATTCTTGTTATTCAAGCCTAAACGTCCATCTCAGATTAGGGGCATAAGCTTATTGGCGCTAGTACTGCGTAGGATCCACGATATCGACGAGTACATGGATGCTGATTTAATTGCTGCACGAGTTGCAGCGTGCTTCAGTGTTTTTGTAACCTCTCAAAACTCCGCAAGACAAACGTCCATGCTACCAAGAGATAGCAAAGGCAGACCTAATATCACAATGGCACCAGGTATGGTTAGACACCTAAGCCCTGGTGAGTCCATCGAGTTTGCAGACCCTAAGCGTAACGCTGGTACTGCAAGCGAATATTCAGCAACTCAGACTAGACGCGTAGCGTCCGGTCTTGGTATGAGCGCTGACATCGTAGCGCGTAATATATCTGGGAATTTCTCAGCTGCAAGGCAAAACTTGTTAGAGGACCAAAAGACATTCCGTCAAGTGCAGAAATTTGTAATCACACACTTCTGTATGCCGATTTGGAAAGCCTTTATTGACGCACTTTACTTAGCAGGTGAATTACCTTCTGACTACTTAGCGAACAAGGACAAATACCAAGAGGTAGCTTGGCTTGCTCCAGGGTGGTCATGGATTGACCCTGTTAAGGAAGTTAACGCTAATAAAGAAGCCATTAAATCCGGTCTTACAACTTTAGAGGATGTGTGCGCATCATCTGGACGTGATTGGGAAGAAGTTCTTGAACAACGGAAACTCGAACAGGACAGAGCCAAGGAGCTCGGGGTATTACTAGATTATTCCAGTGAGTTGCAACCGCTAACGATGGGCGATGATGACACTACACAGGAAGGAGCTGATGGCTAGTAATGAGTGAACATCAAAAGCGTAGTATTCTTGGCAACTACTGTCGAGAAACTACTATTGACAATGTAGATACCGATAGTCGGACAGTAGAATTATCGTTCTCTTCCGAAACGCCATATCGCCGGTGGTTAGGCGATGAAATCCTTTGCCACGATGATGAGTGCATCAACCTTGAGCGCTTTAACAATGGCTTAGGCACGGTATTGTTTAACCATGATCGTGACGCAGTTGTAGGCCATATCGAAAAGGTATGGGTAGAAGATAACCGCGGTAAAGCGTTAGTACGCTTTGACGAAGATGAACAATCCGAAACAGTATTCCAAAAGGTACAATCCGGTACGCTACAGGGGGTAAGTGTTGGATATTCCGTTAAGCGATATGAATTCCTTGAGAACAAAGATTCTGTATCTAGTAACGGAAGATTTAAAGGCCCAGAAACATATGTAGTAACCGATTGGGAACCTTTAGAAATCAGTATTGTATCTGTTCCTGCTGACCCAACGGTGGGCGTAGGACGTAGTGCTGAAGAAATTCATACAAGTATTGACACACAGGAGGATAACACACGTATGGATCAAGAAAAAACTTTAGAAGTTCAAGAAGTAAAATCTGAACCAGTTGAAACTGGTTTGACACAAGCAGACCTTCAAAAGGCTATGGAACAAGAACGTAAACGTACTTCCGAAATTACTGCATTGTTCCGTGACTTCGATGTAGAAGGTGCTGACGAAGCAATCGTAATGGGCGTATCCGTTGACGAAGCTCGTGCAATGGTAATGGACCAATTACGTGCACGCAACAAAGGCGTATCTGTAACAATGGGCGAAGCTGAATCTGATAAGTTCCGTGCAGCTGCGCAAGATGCTGTATTGATGGCAGCAGGTATCCCAGTAGCAGAACCTGCAGCAGGTGCACAAGAATTACGTGGTCACTCTATGGTTGAGTTAGCACGTGAAGCTTTACAACGTGAAGGCTTGAAATCTAACTTTGGCGATAACATGGAATTGGCTCGTGCAGCTATTAACTCTACATCCACATTCCCAGCAATCATGGCTAACCTCGCTAACAAATCTGTAATGGTAGGCTTCAATGAAGCTGAAACTACTTACCAAATTTGGGCGGGTAAAGGCTCTAACCGTGACTTCAAAGAAGCTGCACGTGTAGCATTGTCTGAAGCAGGTAACCTTGAATTAGTTCCTGAAGGTGGCCAATTCCAACAAGACTTCTTAGGCGAAGCATCTGCTCGTACTAAAGTGGCTACTTATGGTAAATTGTTCAGCTTAACTCGTCAAGCAATCATCAATGATGACTTAGGATTGTTCTCCAAAATTGCTACTAAATATGGTTCCGCTGCGAAACGCTTAGTGAACAAAATGGTATATGCTCAATTAACTGGCAACGTTAAAATGCAAGACAATATTGCATTGTTCGATACAAAACATGGTAACGTTGCAGGCACAGGTGAAGCATTATCTGTAAAAGCAATCGCTAAAGCAATTACTGCTATGCGCCGCCAAAAAGGTATTACAGGTGAAGCTACTCTTAACATCACACCTAAATACTTGGTAGTTCCTCCAGAACTTGAAGTGACTGCATATCAAATCGTTAACTCTACTGCAGCAGTAGACGGTGTAAACTCTGGCGTAGTTAACCCTTATAAAGGTCGCTTCGTAGTTGTAGCTGATGCGGAATTGACTGATCCAGATGCATGGTACTTAGTAGCTGACGCATCTCAACATGACACTATTGAAGTAACTTACTTGAATGGCGTTGAAACTCCACGTCTTGAAACTCGTCAAGGATTCGAGGTAGACGGTATCGAATACAAAGTAGCATTCGACTGTGGCGTAAGTGCTCTTGACTTCCGTGGTGTATTTAAAAACGCAGGTAAATAATTAGGGGGTAAACACACATGGCAAAATTCGTATATGAAACAGACCGCATCAATTTTCCAGCAACAGCCGATATTAAAGCCGGCGATATTGTAGAAGCAGGTGCACTTCATGGTGTAGCTGTTACTGATATTAAAAATGGCGAAATTGGTGCCGTAAAAATTACAGGCGTATTCAAAGTAGATGCTAATAAATCTGATACATACGCTGTAGGTGACGCAGTAAACTTCGCAGGCGGTAAAGCTGCTAAGACTGGCGGTAAGCCATTGGGTATCGCAGTAGAACCAAAAACTGCTACTCAAGATACTGTAACAGTAATGTTGAAAAACTAATCATTGTATTTTAACGGAAATGCGGTCCACACGGGCCGCATTCACTCTACGAGGTATAACATATGCTGACCTATGATGAAAGCGCCTTGCTTGATGTATTTGGCGAAAAAATAACATATGAAGGTAAGCAGATTAAGGCTAGTGTAGAAATCGGTGAGTATGATGGTAAAGGTTCTGGGTTCGTAACTGGCCTTGCTGATAAAGCTAAGGTATGGGTTAGAACTAAGGACGTGCCACTACCTAAGACTAAAGATGTAATCTACATCAATGGTAAGAAGTGGTATGTGGATCATATCTCCGATAGCGACGCTAAAATGCACTGTCTTGAAATTGTGGCCAACGTTAGGACGGTAAGACCATGAGTAATTCACCAATTACCATTACTGACACTGCTACACCGTATCTTGAGTTTATAGCTAAGACTAAACCAGATTGGACTAGGAAAGCGATGAAGTCACTCGGATGGTTGATGCAGAAGGAAATCAAGGCGGGTATTAAATCCGGTTCACCTGGTGGCCAAAAATATGCGAACTTCATGCCGCCTACTATGAGGGCACAATTCGAGGCAGCATTTGGCGCTAAAGTAAGGCGTGCCTATCAAGATGGCGGTAAGGCGTATAAGGAGAGTTGGGGGCTTAAATCCCGAGCACAACTTATAGCCGGCGGAGTAAAGGAAACTACAGTCGGATATACACCTCTCGGTAAGATGTATCGAGCTGTTGGGTACCAATACGATGCCAGGTCGCAATCAGTAAAAGTAGGGTGGTTATCATCGTCTGCTAAACGATTAGGCGAACAGATTGAGCGTGGTTATACAAAACAAATCACGGAGCCAATGCGTAAGACATTATTTGCCGGTGGCTTTCAACTTGCTAAAGGTAAAACATCATTTAGGATTAAACCTCGTAAAACGTTTGGTCCGATGAAAACAGCCTTACAGCCTAAGTTGGTACCTTACCTAGAGTCTAAAATCGGTGAATATGCACTAGGCAAAAGCACTCAGTTCGCATCTAGTAGACGAGCATATAAAGTGAGGTAGCAATGCAAACTATTCCACTAGCGGTCATTGCTAACAGATGGGCGGAAGCGGTTAAGGATAATCAGCAGATTACCGACTACTGCATGAAACACTTCGGGAAGGACTTAACTATTTACATCGGCTATGATGATGCCGGCGCACCTCTTGAGGAGGACTGCCCGTGCGTGATCATCATGATGGACAACAAGTCAGAGGGCTTGGCAAGTTCCTACTCTTACACTCTACAACTCGTGTGGGGGATAGTAAGAGCTGAGGCAGAACGTGAAGGGCGTGTAGTGAAATACACGGGAGCGTTCGAGTGTGATGAACTTGGCCAATTACTCATCGAATGTATCATGGCAGTTAACCCTAACTATCCTGTCATTAACATTGACTATGAAACAGACAATATCTCGTGGCGTCCGGTATATCCGGGTAAAGCCACACTCACTATAGAAATACCGCATGTAATTGGCGGTAATGTTGAATATTAGGAGGATACAACATGGCAGTAGCTAAACGTGCACAAGGTGCACAATCTTCTCTTACAATGGCCTTTGAAACTGACTTCGGTACTACACCATCTACCGGTGGCGTGGTAATGCCTATTATCAGTTCCTCTTTGAAGGCAAGCCAAAACTTGAATGACTCCTCTGTTATTCGAGGTACACGTAATCCGGCGGCACCTAGTCGCGGTAATATCGATACATCTGGTAGTATCGTTCCACCAGTTGATGTATTGGGCTTTGGCTATTGGTTAAAGCTAGGCTTTGGTGCTCCAACTACAACAGCACAAGGCTCCGGTAAGAAACACGTATTTAAAATTGGTCCAGATATGCCATCTGCTACATTCGAGCAAGGCTATAAGGATATCAGTACTTACCAACAATTCAGTGGCGTGCGTATGAATAAAATGTCCTTAAACTTCGGTGGTGACTCTGAATTAACTGCATCTATCGATGTGATGGGATGTAAAGAAACTATGGCGGCGGTGCCCTTCGATACTGCACCTAAGTCTATTACCTTTACGCCATTCGAAAATCTCGAAGCCACCATAAAAGAAGGCGGCGTTACGGTAGCGAACGTATTGTCCATGAGCCTTGATATCGACTTCGGCTTGGATGGTGACTCTTATGCTATCGGTGGTAAAGGCTTCCGTACTTACATCGATACAGGTATTATCGGCGTATCCGGCACGATTAAAGCCTTCTTCCAAAACATGGACCTATTAAATAAAGCAGTAAACGGTACAGAGTCTAGCTTGGAATTAACCCTTACTAAAGGTACTAACTCCTTGACGATTAAGTTACCGGAATTGATTTACGAACGTAACTCCCCTGGTATCGATGGTCCTAAAGGCGTTAATATCGAACTTCCATTCAAAGCATATTATGGCGATGATGCAGGTCAATCTGCAGTAGTATTTGAATTGGTTAATAGCCAAACATCTTACTAATCTAATTCATTAGGAGGTATCTATGAATATTCAAGGTAAGGAATTAAAACCAAGAGCCCTTACATGGACTGAACGTGATGCATTAATTAAAGCCGGTTTAGACTTCGTGTATTGTCCAGTAGATGTTGATGATCAAGTAGCATCTATTGTACGTAGTCGTGACATTATGCGGTTCATCTTAACTGATGTATACGAACTTACAGACGAACAACTCAATACTGTAAGTGATAAGGACGCAATGAACTTCGCCGGTGAAGTCATTACATTGACTTACCAACTACAAGAAGAAACAGAAAAAAACTAGAAGAGGCGTGGAGGTGGATGTCCTCGGATAAGCCGAAGTACTGCAAGGGATGTAAGGAATTACAAACCGCTACAAAGCAGTCCTTCGACTGCTCCGAGTGTGACTTTAACCCACCACGCCTATTATTCGGTTCAAAACAGGCTTTGCGTTTGTATAACCTATCACGCAGTCAACGGAATTACCACTCAGGCGGACTAGCCGGGTTTGATTATCCGGCCATCCGCGCAGTTGCGGAAATGAATAACATTAATCTAAATCCGATGTTATTTAGTCTTATGTGGATACTGGAGGGATTAGAAATGGAGGCGATGAATAAGGATGTCGAATAACGTAGTAGATATCGTAGTGCAACTGACCGATAAGAATGCAAAAGCCGGTTTAGAGAAAATCGCCGCTACCTCTAAGGGAACAGTTGCAGAGCTTTCAAAATTAAAGAATGAAATGTTTGCTATCGGTGCGAGTGCCGGTCTTGCCGGTCTAGGTTCTAAACTCGCTAAAGAGGCACTAGCTTGGAACTTATCAGTAAAGAAAATGCAATCCTTAACAGGTGCGACCGCTGAACAGGCTAGTACATTCCTCTCCGTAGCAAACTATATGGGTGTAGCTACTGACGTTAGTACTGTAGCATTCGCTAAATTTGCGAAGGCAGTATCTAACGCGCAAGATAAAATGCAAGTTGCATCCGCAGAAGGGAAACTAGCTACTGATATGTTCAGCCGGCTAGGTGTTAGCATTGATCAGATTGAGGGTAAGAATACCCTCGAGGTTTTCAAAATCATTCAAGACCGATTAAGGAACATGAAGGACGGTGCTGAGAAGACACGAGTTGAGATGGAACTGTTTGGTAAAACAGGTTACCAACTTCATGGAATGCTAAATATGTCAGCAGATGCCATGAAGCAAGTCGAAGACCGTGCAAGAGCAATGGGGCTCATCATTGATGATGAAGCTGCTAAAAAGTCCGCTGCCTTTAATCGTCAGTTGAAAGATATGGAACAGACCGGTAAACGATTGGCTATTATGATTGGTCAAGAACTCTTACCGGTGGTTATGGAATATGCACAAGGTGCAATCAATCTAACAAAGTCTTATAGTAATCTAGCTACAGAGCAAAAGGAAGCTATCGCAGGTCTTATCAAATTCGGCTTAGAAGCTACTATAGTAATCACAGGTATTCAATCCGTTACAAGTGCATTGAAGTTCATGCGATTGGCTACTATAGCAGCCGCAGGACCTTGGCTTACATTAGCAACCGTAGCAGGACTTGCAGCTAAGAGCATATATTCGGCGGTATATGCATCTAAGACCGCAGGCACAGACCTAGGCGTTGATGTTAACGGTCTTAGAGCCCATAAGAACTTAAACGCACCTGGTACTAACTCCGATTACATGGCTAACCATGATGGGCGGTATTGGGTTGAGGATAGTTCACTCTTTGGACTCATCAAGAACGATCGCTTAGCAACGAAAGAAGAAGGGGCTCAAATCGATGCTGCAATTAAGGCTAAGGAAGCGGCAGATGCTGCGAAGAAGAAAGCCGAAGAAGAGCAAGCTAAGATGGAGCAAGAAATCGAGAACGCTAAGAACGGTCTTACTAACAACGAAGCCATAAATAAGGCGAATGAGGAAGCAGGTAAGGCAGCCAAAGCACAAGAGGCAGCGGCAAAGAAGGCAGAACAAGCGGCCGAGAAATTGGCAAGTTCTGTAGAGCGTCTTAACGAGCTTATCCGTAGTCTTACACTTCAATCGTTAGAGATTGATGGTAGCCAATATGAAATCGATAAGCTCAATGCTAAGAACCAATATGAAACGAATAATAAGAATATTCGTGACATCATTCGTTCTGCTGCAGGCTTAAATGGTGGCGGAGGCACTGGAGAAGCTTCAAGTGTATTAGCGGCTGCTAATGCTCAATTAGGCAAGCCTTATTCACTAGGTGCAGACGGCGATTGGGCTACAGACTGTGGTAAATTATTTGCCGATAGTATTAGAGAATCGTTTGGTGTTAGCACTCCTAGATATGTTCCTGATATTATGCGTGATGCTAGAGCTGTAGGAGCGTGGCATGATGTAGGTGATGGATACGTACCTAAAGCAGGTGATGGTGTAGTTGTACTTGGCGATAACCACGTAGTTATTGCTGATGGTAATGGTGGCTATACTGGCGCAAACTCTCATGGTCCTGGTGGTAGAGGCCCTGGTCAAGTGCTTCAATCTAGCTCTATTGAAGGTGACTTTGGGACTGCAACAGGCTATGTAGATACTGCGCTATATGCTAGGGCATATGGCGGTAGCGTTCCTACTGGTGCTTCTAATGATGCACTTAAAAACGCTAATGCTAAAGCACTTGCTGATTCCAATCTTGTAGCAGAAGCTAAGGCTAAGAATGAGGAAGTGTACCAAAAGAAACTTGCTGAAGCTGAACGTAACCAAAAGATACGCGTTCGTAAGATGAACGAGGATATCGTCAAGTTAGACCTTGAACGTACTGGCGATCGCTTGCAACTTATCAAGGCTGAATCTGAAGCTCAACAAGCTCAGATTGACGATAACATTCGTGAATATACAAAAGCCGTTGGTGATAAGACATTAGCTGAGAAAAAAGCTAATGCTGAGAAGTTAAAGCTTACTGCTGAGACTAATCAGAAAATTCGTGAATTAGCTTATACGCAACTTAACGAAGATGTGGATAAGCAGTCTAACTTAGTGAAGCTTGGCCGTGTATCTCAAGAGGATGCAGATAAAGTACTTGATGAGTCGCTTAAGTCTTATATCTCTTATGCACAGTCTGAACTTAATGAAGCTCAATTAAGTGCTACACAACGTTTACAGATTGAAAAGAATTTAGTTGAAGCTCAACAAAAATTATGGGAAGCCGCAGGACGTAACTTGCGTACTAGCCTAGCAGAAGGCGCTAGACAGTACAACCAACAAGTGACTAACTATGGTGACCTAGCGAAGTCTACATTTGATAGCACGATGAGCAGTATTAACTCTTCCTTCACTAGTCACTTAGAAGGTATAGCTACTGGCGCTGAATCATTCGGTAAAGGGCTTAAGAATATCTTTAAGGATATTACTAATAGTATCCTCAAAATGCTTGTTAACCTATCATTCCAACAGTACGTACAGCCTAAACTACAAAGCCTATTTGGTGGTGTAGTGAGCGGTATTGGTGCTATTGGCGTTGGTCGTGGTAATGTATCTTCGTTTGCTAGCGGTGGTTCTTTCGGTGCAGCATTTACCGGTAATAGCTTTGGTAAGTTCGCAAGCGGTGGCATTGCTCCAGCTGGGATGACATTAGTTGGTGAGAATGGTCCAGAGCTCTTACAGTTCAACTCCTCACATCGCATTTATAATGCTAGCCAAACACGTAAGATGATTGGCGGTGAAGGAGCTAGTAAAGTAACGGTTAACATCATTAATCAATCTGGCCAACAACTAGATAGCCAACAACATGAAACTAAGTTTGATGGCGAACAAATGATAGTTGATGTAGTAGTATCTAGTCTTATGACGAACAAAGGAGGTATGCGTGATGCCATTAAGGCAGCCGCAGTATAGCGTATGTTAGAATTCCCAAACATAAGATATCCGATATACCCTATCGATGAAACTACACCGGATGTAAGTCGTAAGGCTCAGGTAGAAAACATGACGATGTTAACACATCGTAAAACTACGAAAGCGTTACGATCATATTCAGTGAATTATAAGATACCGACTTCGGAATATATCAAGCTAAGGAATTTCTTTGACCAGGTTAATACTGCAGAGATATTCCTTTGGACACATCCGGAGACACGAGCGAAGGTAAGAGTAAGGTTCGCTGACCAACTCCACTTCTCCGCTAGTGATTATGGTATATGGAATGGTTCTATTCAATTACAGGAGGCTTAGATGTTAACGTTATCAACTGCGTCTATTATCGAAAAGAATAAGATATCCTCCACTGGAGCATGGGTAATGGCTATTGAACTTCACCATCCGGAAGGAAATATCCTCCTTGTGAATAACACAGAGGACTTAACATTAGCCGGTAAGAAGTACACTGCCTTCCCATTCAAACTAGAGGATATCAACGAGGACACTAAGCAGATGCCTAACGTTAAACTCTCCGTAGCGAATGTAACCGGTACTATCCAACGGTTAGTAGAAAAGAATAAAGGCCTCACAGATTGTGAGGTCAATATTCGAATATTCAATACTAACTTACCGGACATCATTGAACTAGAAGAAACGTTCATCATTAATGCATCCCAATCTAAAGCAGACTGGGTAGTGTTCACATTAGGCACAGACTTCTCATTCTCTCGTAGGTTCCCACCTGTTCGAGTGATGAAAGACTACTGTCCTTTTAAATTTAAGTCTGTAGAGTGCGGATACAAAGGGTACGCACAATCATGTAACAAAACTCTAAAACGCTGTCGTGAGTTAAATAACAGCGTTAGATTTGGCGGTGAGCCAACAATACCACAAGGGGGCTTATATGCGTCTAACTCTAAATAACCTAGTAGGGACTCCGTGGAAAGAGTTGCCTTGTTGGGAGCTTGTGGTAGAGGTGTACAAGAGAGCCGGTATTCAACTAGAGCCATACACAATGTATTGGCCAGATATGAACTCTCCCTGGCACGAAGTCAAGGAGCCGGAAGTAGGGGACATAATTGTCATGAACCTCTACGGTAATAATGCTGATCATATCGCAGTGTATGTCGGCGAAGGTAAGATGATACATTCTACCGAATATGCAGGCGTATGTATCGTACCAATGGACAGATTAAGAAAACGTATATTAGGAGTGTACAGGCACAAGGAGGCTCAAAATGATTAGATTAGTAATTGCTCGAAACCCATTCGACCTTACCACTAGACAAGAGACCCTTGTGCCTTTTGTTGAAGGTAAGAAACTTAACCAATATTTCACTGAACCAGGCGAATGGGTGTACTCCATAAATGGTGAGTTAGTAGATGATACCGCATCACCTACAGACGAAGCCTATGTAGTGGTATTACCTAAACTTGAAAAGCAGGCATTCGCTATCTTGCTATCTATTGGTTTATCGATAGCGACTGCCGGTATCGCCTCCGGTGCGATATTCGGTATTACAAGCGTATTAGGTCGTACGCTCGCAGCAATGGCTATAGGTATGATTGGTAACGCGATCATATCTAAAATAGCTGCACCTAAGACAGATAACTCCAATACAGAGCAGTCCGCTACTTATGGGTGGCAAGGGGCACAGACGATTATTGGCCAAGGTCATCCTTTAGCCATTACTTACGGAAAGTGTAAAAGTGCCGGTATGCTTATATCTCGCCACGTAACAAGTGACGGTGAAAAACAATATCTTAACTTATTATACTGTGCCGGAGAGGGACCTATTTCCGCTATAACGGACGTTAAATTAAATGGTAACCCCATCGGTAACTATAAGGAAGTCCAACTCGATGTAAGGCTTGGCACGAATGACCAAGAGATTATCCCTAACTTCAATGATAACTACGCTGACCAACCATTGACCTATGAGCTTACGAATGACTGGTCAATTCATCAAACGCAAGGTAACTTATCTACTGCGCTAGAGGTTACTATATCACTCCCTAATGGTTTGTATTACTCAAATGATAAGGGCGGATTAAGTGAAACGTCAGTCACTATTGAAGGTGGCTATCGTAAAGTCGGTTCTGCTGAGTGGATACCATTACCGATTAGTAACAATGGTGGCCAAAGTGCCATGCTTGAAAAGACAGATAATCGTTGGTTTAAACGTAACAGTCATTCAAGAACGTCTATCGATAATAGTCAATATACTGGTGTTATCAAGGATAGCTCGAATAAAGCTATCTATCGTGTGTTCCGGTTCGATGTAAAGGAACCAGGACAATATGAAGTCCGTATGCGGTGTGCACATAAGGACGGTAATTCTAACCGCCATGTGAACAAAGTATACTGGTCACAGTTAACTCAGATTGTCTATGATGACTTCATTCATCCTGGCAAGGTACTTATCGGTATTAAGGCACTAGCTACTGACCAATTAAATGGTAATGATCCAAACGTAACATGGATACAAGAAAGAAAAACAGTATGGGTATTTAATACCTACACAGGAGCGTATGAGTCTAAACCGGCTAATAACCCTGCATGGGCTTGCTATGATATTCTTCATCATTGCCGTAAGATTGGTGATGAATATGTAGTCAAAGGTGCTCCTCGTGAACGCTTTGTATATGACGCATTTAAGGCGTGGGCTGATAAGTGCGAAGAAAAACATATTACATTTAACTACATTTATGACAATGCTAGCCAAGTATGGGATGCACTTAAATACGCTGAGAATGTAGGTAGAGGTAAGGTAATACCTTTAGGTACTCGATTCAGTTGTATTTACGATTATGCGGCTACACCAACTCAGTTATTTACTGTAGGCAATATTAAGATGGATTCTTTTATGGAAGAGTTCCAGGCTACCTCATCTAGGGCAAATGCTATCGAGGTATCATTCCTCAATAAAGCTAAAGACTATGAGCGTGACGTGCTCCCTGTATTTAGTGAAGAGTATGACGTAACTACATCCCTAGCTAGTCCGGCGCAAGTCGAACTCATGGGATGCGTTGATGTAGACCAAGCCTACAATTACGCTAAGCACTACCTAAGAGCAAATAAGTACGAGGTGCGTACTTGTACCTTCGAGGCTTTCACAGACGCCATAGCGTGTACGATAGGGGATGTAATCCTACTACAACACGATGTGACAGACTGGGGACAAGGTGGTCGTGTAGAGTCTGCCACAGGTAATAAAGTAATCCTTGATAGAGAGGTTACTTTTGAGCAAGGTAAGACTTACAGGCTTATGGTACGTAACGCTAAAACGGATGCATTAGAGTCTTACAACGTAACTGGTGTAACCGGTAAGACCTTAACGCTTGCTAGTAACGCAGTTATTCAGACCGACGATTTATACACCTATGGTGAGGCAACCAAGGAAGCTAAACCGTTTAGGGTATTATCCATTAGTAAGTCTAACTCTGAAATGACACGTAAGATATCCTGTATCGAATACTACCCAGAGTTGTATGCCGGTGATGATGGATCAGTGCCAATCATCGACTACACAACAAAGTCCGATGTAATTAAGGTTATTAATCTTGTGTTAATCGCTGACGTTAAGACATTAAAGGACGGTACGGTACTATGTGATATCAATGGTACTTGGCAACTGCCAAGGGATAAAGTGGCCAAAAATATCATCGTATATTACAAGCCTGTTACCGCTAAAGAGTGGCAACAGTTCAAAGTATTAGACGGTAGTGCTACTAGCGTAACCATTCCAAGCGTAGCAACTGACGTCAACTACGACGTTAAGATTGTATGTACAAATAATACTGGTGCTGCGTATGAAGGTGTGGAGCGTGCGGTGTATGTGAGTGGTAAGGAAATACCACCGGCTACACCTAAAGGCTTTAAGGTAACGCAAGATGCAGTAAATAGTAGCGTACTTCACTTATCCTGGGAACCTAATACAGAAGCTGACCTGCACGGATACACGCTGTATGACGGTAATGATGTGGTCCTTATTAAACATATAGGCGGTACATCCTACTCGTACTTCATTCCTAATACAGGTAATTACCAATTCAAGCTATCAGCTATTGATACGTCCGGTAATGAAAGTGGTAAGGCTGAGGCTCGTATTACGGCTACTGTGTCCGCTGAGAGTGTGGCTACACCTAAAGCACCGGCTCGAGGCGAGGTAAAAATCGGTAAGACGATCACTGCTGCATGGGACCCAGTAGAGAATACATACATCGATTACTACGAAGTTCGACTTGATAGTAATGTTGGCCAGTCCAATAATCTACTAGCCAAGACTACAGATATCCGCTCTGAAATTAAGTTATCGGCTCGTAGAGGTGCGGTATTCGTTTACGCACACAATCCTGTTAAAGGTTATGGCCCGGCTCTTAGACTTGATTATAATGCTACAGTTCCTAAAGCTCCGACGAATGTCAAAGTAAAAGGAAATATTACAGGCGTGAGCGTGGTCTTTGATAGCATACCGGATACTTGTATAGGCGCTAACATTTACATCGGTACAGAGAAGTATTTCGTCACTACAAACGTAAATATGATACCGCATGACCCAGGTGTATTTGATGTAAAAGTTGCCTATGTAGATGTATTTGGTGAGGGTACATACTCCAATATTATTGGTAGCTCTGTACCGGCTAGTATCGACCCTTCGTTAATTAATGCAGAAGCGTTAGGTTTGGCCGATATCGATAGACGTATTAATGAGCTGGATAAGTCTAGCAACCAGTACGCTAAGGCAGTACAAGCTATGAGTCATGCACCACAACTTATGCGTGATCCAATCTTTAAATCTGAGCTAGAACTTAGCTTGTATTTAAAAGATGGCCAGCAAGTTACGCAAAAGTTTGGTAGTGCTAATGCTCAGTATGACGATGTGGTGACCGGTGGTCGTATGGTAGGACTCATACCTGGCGATACTAAGTACTCCAGTATTGGCTATGGTGGGTTTAAGATTAAGCCTAAACAACAATCTTTATTCGGGAAGCTGAATAATACATATATTGTTCGCATGGTTGCCAAGGTGAAACCATCAATGACGATTCATTTAAACAACAATGATATTGGTAATGGTGGCACAACCGGATGGATAACCGATAACAAGGGTACTGATAAACCAGAAGAATATATCTTCTACTGGAAGTTTGGTAAATCTTGGGTTGGTACAGATGTAAACAATCGTGAATGTGGTTACGTATACTTTAAGGATAAAGCCGAGAGAAGTATAAATCCTAACTTTATAGCATGGATTTATAAAATTGAAGTATTCGCAGTCGATGAATACGATAACAGCCTAGACGATGTTAGAAGTTCTATCACTCAACTAGCAGGTAGCATTGACTCTAAGGTAACCAACGCTACAAGTGGTATGGCTACACGCATTACTCAGCTAGACAATGCGATTAAATCACAGGTTATTACCGGTGATAAGGTCATGAGTGCCATTACTCAATACACAGGCGGGACTAGGATTGACGGTAGACTACTACACGTAACGGGTGACGCTCTATTTGACAATAACATTATTACCAATAAGATGTTAGCTGCCAAAGCAGTATCTGCAGATAAGCTAAATGTTAATTCCCTAAGCGCTATATCAGCTAACCTGGGCGAAGTAACAGGCGGTAAGATTATCGGCGGTACGATCCAAAATAAAACCGGTACATTTAAAGTTGACGCTAACGGTAACATCGTAGGTGCTAACATTACAGGCTCAAGGATTGACGCTCAGTCTATCATGCAAGCCGGGTTCAAGATTCGAAACATTGATATACAAATCTACAAAGTACGTCATGGTGACTGGTGTCCACTCCCAGAAGGCTTTACAGAGTCTCAATGTACGTTTATTCCTGTTGGTTATAAAATGACAGAAGATTATAGTGATGTAACAGGCGGTACTAGAGAGGGGCGAGAAAAATGGGCTATTGCTAATGGGCGAAGAATTGATGATTGCACAATATATTTCCAGTCTAATATATCGAGCGGATATCACGATACTAAGCCAACCATTGGATTAAATGGTCGTAAGGCTGTTTGCCAATCGATATGGTATAGTTATTTCAGCAATCGAGACGATAACGGCTATCATAAACATATCTCCTTTGGGGAACTATACGTTCTCGTCATTGGTAAAAAGTAGTTTTACAAACCATAGATTAGACGATAAAAAGGAGGACATATGGTCGAACAAGATTTAACACTCCACGCTGGACAAGACTTTTCTATCAGTTATGTTGTACCGCCAGATAGCGATATGACATTAGGTCAATATAAAGGCGCTTGTAAAATTCGCAAGCGCCCATATGACAATATGATATTAGAGTTACATTCTGTGGTAGAGTCAAAACAGGTAAGGTTTTTTATTTCTGGCCAAGAGTCAGCGGAGAAGAAAATAAAGGGTGGCGATTATATCTATGACGCATTTCTTTATAATGACGAACGTTGGCTAAAGATTGGCCAAGGTACGATTACGATCGTGCCGGACATTTCAATGCATGATTAAAGGGGAGGTAACTTATCATGGCTGAAACAAACAATACTTTAACAATCAAATTTGACAAAGAAACAACATTACCATTGTTAGACGGTTTGGGTAAATCTGCTTATTCTATCGCAGTGGCTCACGGCTTTAAAGGGGACGAGCAAGCATGGTTAGATAGCTTGCGTGGTCCTAAAGGTGATAAAGGTAGCGCGGAAGAGACGGCTCAAATATTAAAGAAAGATGGCGAATTTCTCAAAAGCGTAAAAGGTCCTACAGGTGATGCGGGTAGTGCTGAAAAAGCAGCGGAACTTTTGAAAGATAAAAACGTGTACTTGCCTGATGCTAGCGTAGATACAGTATTGGCTAAGCTAGTAGAAATTTTAGGCGATACTATTCACGTGGAATTCAAACAACTCGAATACTTCCAACCTGTAGCCGGTCAAGAATTCTTAGACCTTAAAGGTGAACCGCACTTCAAAGTATCTGTAAATGGTGGTGAGAAACGTGTATTTGAAAGTGATAATATGCGTGTTCCTATCAAAGCATTTGGCGAAGATGATATCAAAGTATCCTACTTTGACCTTGCAGACCGTGAAGTAGGCGTTATCTCTATCAAAGGTCTTGAGACTACTGTGGCGGATGATACTTACACAGACGCAACAGGTGCAAAATTCACTAAGTATCGTAAGAAATTAGTGTTACGTTTAGCTGACTATAGCGAAGGACTCTCTTTCAACTGGCTCGGTAAATGGACTAAATCCGATATCGATGTATTGGAAATCATTTCTGATACGGAAAAACAAATGGTTGATACCGATAGTAACACCAATAAATATGACGGTTTAACATTTATTATTAAACAGCCACAAAACATTATGTTTAAAACCACAGTAAATCAAGGCACTGTATCAATTACAACAAACACACGCAGTTTTAAAGTTGTCTTAAACGATACATTAACTTGGAACGGTGGCACATACGAAAGCGAACATTTATAATCCATACCTTGTCCTTAGTTATCACAGAGTAAGGGGGTGCATATCTCATCTGGACTTGGCAGTTTGAGTTGAACGACTTGCTTACGACATTAACTATCGTAGGCATCGTAGCAGGTGCAGGATATCGGCTTCTGATAGTTCCTCTATTAGACCGTCTGGAAGCACAACGAATACAGGATAATATATCCTTCACGAGTAAGTGGGATACACTCTTTGATACTCTTAATGAGTTAAAAGAGGATATGAAACTCTCACGTGCTGAACGTGTAAAATCGGAGGCTACCTTCATGATGTTAACCACGAAGCTAGAATCCATGGAAAAGCGAATTAATGAGTTAAGGGAGGAATTACATGATCATACCACCTCAGCTCATGGACAGCGCTAAGAAAGTATTTAAATCTGTTAGGGTGGCCAATATCCACCCTACAGGTGTATTAGCGACGAGGGCATTAATCCTCGTCATGCTAGTACCTATATTGTTAGTAGTCATCGAATATGTGATGGCGTTCGCCACAGGGTATGTATCCGATGAAACAGGGAAATTAATTAGCACAGGTATTAATATTATTGACCATATCTTTATACCAAGCGTACTAACTGCCCTTGTAGGGTTCTTAGCCCTTTGGATAGATAAGGACGGTAACGGTGTACCTGATAAGCTAGAGGAACAACCAAAGGGACCGCCTATGATGGAAAGGGGGAGTGCGGATGATAAACGTTAGTTTAAGCGACTTAAACGACTACTGCAGTAGGGCTGTAGGTTACATTGATAAAGTATACCTGCACTGGACTGCAGGACGATATAACCAACAATTTGACGACTACCACATCAATATTGATGGGTACGGTAATATTTACATCGACGGTGAACTAACAGACCATAAAAGCCACACATGGATGCGTAATGGCAGAGCTGTAGGCATATCCTTGGATTGCGCCTATGGGGCTCAATGGGTAAATGACTTAGGTGATTATCCACCAACGGCGGCACAAATTGAAACATTAGCGCAGGTGGTCGCAGTATTATGTGTAGACTTAGGACTACCTGCTAGCATTAGCAACGTGTTAACTCATGCTGAGGCAGCGGATAACATGGACGGGTTTTACGCACATGATCCATATGGGCCAACTACTACATGTGAGCGTTGGGACTTATGGGTAGTTACCCAAGGTGATGAACCTGGAAGTGGTGGCGATGTAATACGAATGAAAGCTAAATATTACGCTCAGCAATGGGGCAGTAATATATAGGGGGTATATATGTATGAAAAAATCAAGTCTACAGTTACTGGCTATCCTAAGCTTTATTATATTATCGGTGCTATTGTGCTCCTCTCCATCTTTTGCCTCTGGTACATCTTCCACGAGCCAAGCGGAACCAACCATAACGATTCCATTAACACAGTGGAACGAATTGAAAAGCAACAACGAGAAAGCATTAAGCTTAATCGAGACATCCAGTCTGCCATTGACCGAGGCACAGTCCTTAGTCATGAAGCAAAGGGAAGAATTGAACGAAGCACACAATACAATCACGACATTGGAAACAGAATTAATGAAAGCCAAAATGCTATCTATGAAGCAAGAAGTTACCTTGTCAGAAATGCAGAACTCATTGACCGAATTGAAAGGGCAAATAGAGAACGACAAGAAAACAATCAAACGACTACGGATGCAGCGCAACCTATCTCAGATGGTGGGAGCGGGAGCAGTAATCGGAGTAGTGATTCATCGATAGAGAGGTGATCCAATTATCTCCTGAGCATGAGCAGGTGGACTCATGGTAGTATTGTCAGAGTGATAAATATACTATATAATTGGAATGATAAACACTTAAAATCTATTAAAAATTTAGACAGTAGCTCAACCGTGGCTCACCTTTAAAATGTAAAAATGCAGTACTTATAAGGCTTTGTGGCGGTTAGCTATTATTGTTCGAGGAGAATAATTCAAATGGAAATTAAAGAATTGTTACAACAAGCAGAAGAACGCATGAATAAGTCTATTGAGGCTTTAAAACATGAATTTGCATCTATTCGTACTGGTCGTGCTAGTGTAGCATTGCTTGATAAGGTAATGGTTGATTACTATGGCAGTCCATCTCCAATTAATCAAGTTGCGAATATCTCCGTGCCTGAGCCTCGTATGATCGTGATTGCTCCTTGGGATAAAACTATGATCGGTGCAATTGAAAAAGCGATTTTACAATCTGACCTTGGTTTAAATCCTGGTAATGATGGTGCTCAAATTCGCTTAACTATTCCTCAATTAACTGAGGAACGCCGTAAAGAAATCGTTAAAGTAGTTCATAAAAAAGCTGAAGATGCTAAAGTTGCAGTGCGTAACATTCGTCGTGACGTAAATGATGCATTGAAAAAAGAAGAAAAAGCTAAAACAATTACTGAAGATGATGCTAAAGACGGTTTAGATGAAATCCAAAAACTTACAGATGCTAAAGTTAAGCATATTGATGAGTTAAAAGCAGTAAAAGAAAAGGACGTATTAGAAGTATAA